TCTTCAAAGGATCAGAACCATGGCAGCTCTCGCCAATACCTTCCAGACCACGAATGCGGTCGGCAACCGTGAAGAACTCTCCGACGTGGTGTCCCGCATCACGCCGGAAGACACCCCGATCTACTCGCTCATCGAAAAGGGCAAGTGCGTTTCCGTCCATCCCGAGTGGGAAACGGATGAACTCGCCGCTCCGGCCGCGAACATCAAGCCGGAAGGTGACGAATACACCTTCGGCGCCATCACCCCGCCTGATCGCATGGGCAACTATACCCAGATCATGCGCAAGGAGTGGATCATCTCGCGCACGCAGGAAACTGTGAGCAACGCCGGCAACGCTGAAAAGCGGAAGTATCAGAAGCTGAAGAAGGGCGTCGAAATCCGCAAGGATGTCGAGTTCGCCATCGTCGACACCAACGCCTCTGTGGCAGGATCGACCCGCGAATTCGGCTCGCTGAATACCTGGATCGAGACCAACGTCTCCCGCGGTGCCGGTGGCGCCAACGGCGGCTTCGACTCCGGTACGGGCCTCACCGTTGCCCCGACCGATGGCACGCAGCGCGCATTCACGAAAACCATCCTGGATAGCGTGATGCAGTCGGGCTACCAGAGCGGCGCCAACTTCCGGCACGTCTCGGTATCTCCCTACGTCAAGAGCGTGTTCGTCACGTTCATGTCGGACGCCAACGTGGCCCCGTTCCGCTATGCCGTCTCCAAGGGCGGTGAGCGCAACACCATCGTTGCGACGGCCGACTACTACGAAGGCCCGTTCGGCACGGTCATGATCCACCCGAACCGCGTTCAGGCGGTGGGTGCGCAGCAGGCGCGCAATGCCTTCTTCCTTGACACCGACATGGTCGAATTCCTCTGGCTCGACAAGATCCAGGAGGACAAGAAGGTCGCCAAGACCGGCGACGCCGACAAGGGCGTGATTATCGGCGAAGGCACGCTCAAGGTGAAGAACGAGAAGGGCCTCGGCGTCGCTGCCGACCTCTTCGGCCTCACCGCCGCGAGCTAATCGGGCTCGATCATCATCAACAGGGGCGGGCTTCGGCTCGCCTCTTTCCATTTCAGGAGACAGAGACAATGGCAGACGCCAAAAAGACCCCCGTCAAGCTGCTCTATGACGTGTGGTTCAAGGATGACGAGCGCACGCCGGCCGGGACCGTAATCGAAGTTCCGGTTTCGGAAGCCAAGAAGCTCATCGACGCAGCCAAGGCCGAGCGCGCCGATCCGCTGCCTGGAGACGCCGAATGATCATCAGAGACGGAGAGTGGACGCTCTTTGACCACGACATGATGACCGGCCGCTCCGTCTGGCACTATTTCGACGGGGAGAAGGACGTTTTCCGCGTCGATTATCCGATCACGAACATCGTCAACCAGAACCAGGCGGTCCGCAATGAGGCGAGCCGCGCATGGGCCGGGGACTGGCACCGTGTCGCATCTATCCCGCTTAACGTCGCCTACGACTCCGGCCTCGTGCAGGCCCATAGCGAGGGCAACGACCGCTATGTGAAGCGGTTCCTCAACAGTTCCGATAACCGCGCCTGGCGGACGAAAGAGGGGCATCTATGACCATCTCGGACTATGCGTCCCTTCTGGTGGATGCCGGCGAGTATTCGGGGCGTGAGGACATCGCGCACATCTACCCGCGCCTGCTCGGCCTCGCAGAGCTCAAGCTGAACCGCGGGCTTCGCGTTGCCGACATGGAAGTGACCGACGAAATCTCTCTGGTCGACGGCGACGGCACGCTTCCGCCTGACTTCCTCGAGGCGCGCGAGGTCAAGAACGCTGCGGGCATTCCCATTCGTGCAATCTCGCTGCAGCAGTTGACGAACAGCTATATGGACCGGAGCGGCACGGCGCCGATCGGTTATGCCATCGTCGGCAGCACGATCAAGGCGCGTCCGATCTCCGATCAGGACCTTACCGTCACCTATTACGGGCGCATTCCGGCGCTGACGCCGTCGAACCCGACGAACTGGCTCTTGGAAAAGGCGCCCGACGTCTATCTCTTCGCCGTGGTCAACGAAATCGCCATCTGGGGCAAGGATGTCGACGGCGCCACCGCCGCGCAGCAACTGATGATGATGGCGCTTAGTGGGCTGAAGATCGAGGACGAGCGCTCCCGCTGGGGCAATGCGCAATTGGTTGTCGGAGGGCCGACCCCATGACCTTGCTGACGGCGATCAATGAAGCGTGCGACATCGTTTCTCTCTCCCAATTCGACAACGTCTACGGCTCCGACGAGCCGAATGCGCAGACGATGGTGGCGATGGCACAGGAAGCCGGCGACGAGATTGCGCGCCGTGCCGATTGGCAGCAGACGCTGAAATTCCACACGGTCACGGCGTCGCCTGAAAACCTCCCTGATGATTTCCAGCGGCTGACCCCCGGCGGCTCTGTCCGGACCTCTGCCGGCGCCTTCGTGCGTCCCGTCACCAACAGCGGCCAATGGGCGGTCATCGTCGGCATTCCCTCGGCGCAACCTTATTTCTTCGTCAAGGGCGGCCAAGTGCTGATTTCTCCCGCGTCGGCCGCTGCTGGCGCGGTGATTGACTATGTTTCGAAGAACTGGGTTCTGCACGATCCGGACGGCCCGCAGGCGACGTTCTCGGCCGATGACGACACCACCCTCTTTCCCGAGCGTCTTCTCGTGAAGGGCATCATCTGGCGCTGGAAGAGGCAAAAGGGCCTTTCCTACGAGGACAACCTCGCAGAGTTCGAAGCTGACCTCGCGCAGGAGATCAATGCCGACAGGGGGGCAGGATGAGAATTCAGCCCAGACCGGCCCGCATAGGGCAATCCAATCGCGGGGCGGTCTCTATCGGCCGTCAGCAGTCATCGCAGCCAGTGACCTTCCCTGCACCAAAGGGAGGCCTTGTCACCACGGCGGACATGGCATCGCAAGAACCCGGCTCGGCAACCGTGCTGCGCAACTTCTTTCCGACCCTGATGGGCTGCAAGATCCGCGGCGGATCGCAGAAAAGGGCGCTGGCGGCGGGCGGCGGCGATGTAAAGAGCGCGTTCAAGTACAAGTATGGCAGCAATGAAAAGCTGTTCATGGCGACGGCCACGGGCATTTTCAATATGACCTCGCCGGCCGCGCCCCCGACCACAACGGCGGCCGATGTTTCGGGCCTGAACGGCGGCGACTGGTGCGCCTTCCAGCATACCAATGCCGGCACGTCTTGGCTCGTCTGCCTGAACGGTGCCAACGACCGGCAGCTTTATAACGGCACGAGCTGGACGACGACACCGGCCATCACCTTCACCGATGGCACGACGATGCCGCAGCTCAATTATGGTTGGCTCTTCAAGAACCGGGAATTCTTCCTGAAGAACGGCACGCTTGACGCCTATTACCTGCCGGTCAACGCGATCGGTGGCGCAGCCGTGGTGTTCCCGCTTGGCGGCGTGATGAAGAAGGGCGGCTCGCTGCTGACCGGCTTCTCCTGGTCGCTGGAGAGTGGCGACGGCCTCAACGACATGTGCGTCTTCGTCTCGACCGAGGGCGAAATCGCGGTCTATGCCGGCTCCGATCCCTCGAGCGCTTCCGACTTCGCGCTGAAAGGCGTCTATCAGATCGGCCGGCCGCTCGGCAAAAATGCCTGGATCAGGGCAGGGGGCGATATCCTCATTGCCACCACGGACGGGCTCACGCCGATGTCGCAGGTTTTCCAGCGCGACCGGCAGGCGCTTTCGCTCGTCTCCGTCTCCCGCCCGATAGAGGACGACTGGCGCAAGGCCGCGAACGCCACCGGAACCGGCTGGACGCTGAAGCAGTGGCCGGAGCAGAACCTCGTCTTCGTGGCCTTCCCGGAAAACACCGTCATCACCGACACGACCTTTGTCCTGAACGTTCTCACCGGCAAATGGTCGACGATCAGCAACTGGCAGGCGCTTTGCTACGAGACCCTGCAAGGCGGGCTCTTCTTCGGCTCGCTCGACGGCTACATGTGGCAAGGAGATGCCGGCGGCACCGATGACGGCCTGACCTTCTCGGCCACCTATCTCTCCCAGTTCTCGCCCGCAGGCCCATTCGGGCAGAGGGCAACCGCGACCCTCGCGCACATGTATTTCCGGGCGAAGACGAAGCCGAAGGTCAGGCTATTCGCCCGCGCCGACTATGACCGGTCAACGCCCACGTTCAATTCGGTAACTGAGGGGGACGCCAGTTCTTCGGAATGGGATGTAGGCCTCTGGGATGTAGCCGTCTGGGATGGCGCCTCGACCGTCCAGCGCTTCGACTTCCGTCAGAACGTCCGTGCCGCCGGTGACATGCTGGCGGTGGGTTGCGTGATCACCTCGGGCGGAGGCTTCAAGCTCGATATTGAGGTTGACCTTGCCACAGTGCAGGTTTCCAACGGGGAGGCAAGCGCCTGATGCTGCCGAGCGATCCTGAGAAAGTCCGCGCTGCCTTGCTGCGCTGGACACGTGGCGATGAGGCGGCGGCCGATTTCCTAAATGAGATTGCCGAGATTGCCCGTCTGGCGGATGACGTCGTTGACGAGGACGAATGCCGGCAGCGCAACGTCTGCTGGCTCCTGGTCCGGACGCTGACGCGGCTGCCGCTGAATCCGTTCTTCATCCGCCATGCTGCCGCGCTGGCACCGCTGATCAACAGCGTCATCGTGCAATGGCAGCTTTCGGATGAATGGCGCTCCTCGCACGACGCGCTGAAGCGGCAGTTCGGCTTTGTCATGCGCGAGGCGGTCGGCTCGATCGTCACCGCCGTCGCGGCCATCATTGGCGGCTACGACCACGCCAAGACCGTCACGGAAGACTTTTTCCACACTTGCCATTCCGGCTCGCGAGAGACCGTCGAAGACTGGATGAAGGATTGACACATGGGCCTTTACGGTAGCGCTCCGGAAGCTCCTGACCCGCAGGAAACCGCTTCCGCTCAGACGGCGACGAACATCGGGACATCCGTTGCCAACAACGTTATGGGCAACGTCAACCAGGTCACGCCCGATGGCAATCTGACGTACACCTATACGACGCAAAAGTGGAAAGACCCGCTTAGCGGCAAGGAATACGATCTGCAGGTCCCGACCGCGACGCAGACGCTTTCCCAGCAGCAGCAGGCAATCAAGAACCAGACCGACGCCGCCGAACTGAACATGGCGACCCTCGCCAATAATCAGTCGGGCAAGCTCAACGACCTGCTAGGCAAGCCGATCGACATCTCAGGCGCCCCTGCTGGTGGCAACGCTGGCGCAATAGGGCTGCCGCAATACCAGCAATTTGGCAGCGGACCGCAGCTACAGACCAGTCTCGGCAATTACGGCAACGTTCAATCTTCGATCGCTGGGGCCGGCAATATCCAGAAGCAGGTTGCCGACAGCGGCCAGATACAGAACCAGCTCGGCAATGCCGGCGACATTACCCGTAGCTATGAGACGGACTTCAGCGCCGACCGGCAGAGGGTAGAAGATGCGCTCATGCAGCGCCTCAACCCGCAGATGGAGCGTGACCGGGCCGCTCTGGAAACCCGGTTGACCAATCAAGGCCTGCAGCCGGGTTCAGAGGCCTATAACCGGGCCATCGACGAGGCGAACCGATCTTCCACGGATGCGCGCCTCGGGGCCATCCTGAGCGCGGGGCAGGAGCAATCCCGCCTTGCCGGGCTCGCCAATCAGTCGGCGACTTTCCAGAACTCCGCCCAGCAGCAGGCCTATAACCAGCTTCTCGGCTCCGGGCAGTTCGCCAACTCGGCGCAG